GGGAATCCCTCCTTGATACCTGTAGATGCTCTTCGGGCTGTTGCTCGGAGGTTTGAAGACGGAGCTACCAAGTACGGACGTGATAACTGGAAGCAAGGTATTCCTCTTAGTCGCTACGTAGACTCCCTGTATCGTCACCTGTGGCAGCTTATGGAGGGTGATACTACAGAAGACCACGCAGGTGCTATTATCTGGAACGCTATGTGCCTCACTCAGACCAAGAAATGGGTAGAGCAAGGTAAACTTCCAAGTGAACTTAACGACCTGTAAAAACTAAAAAGATACCGTAACGATGGAAATAGACAATCAAGCAGAAATGCCACCTATTAACAAGGCGCTCCTAGATGCCCTAGAGAGTTCCTTTCCAGCACAGGATTTCCCTGCAACTGACAGTGTTCCTCAGCTTAACTTTCACTATGGACAACGCTCCGTGGTAAATTTCATTAAGCATCACTACCAACTTCAAACTGAAAATATAATCAACCCAGAATAATAATAATATGTGTTCCAAACCAGACATCCCAGATCCTGTACCTCCACCAGCACCTCCCCCACCTCCTACTAAGGTGGCTAAGAAGGTCGAAAACAAGGCGCTCAAGAAACGACAGAGCTCCAAAAAGAGTGGTACTTCTGCTCTTACCGTTCGTCGCTCTACAGTGAACACTGGTTCATCTGGTAGTGGTGCAAATATAAATTACTAATTTAAATAATACAAATATGGCAGACCGAACCCTCACGATTAACCACGCAGATGGAGGCAGTGAAACTTATACTCTAAAGACCGAGGATGTCTTGGGGGTTCGGAATATGTCGGTAGACGGAGAGACGGTCACAATTGACCGCACAGCTCCAGACCTTGTTCGCACTATTATAGCAGACGGACAGACTATTACCATTGATACCACTAGGGAAGGTGTTCGCACTCTCACAGTGGATGGCACAGAGATCACCATTGATCGTTCTGAAGAGGCTAAACTTAATAGCTTCCTTCAGCAGTTTACAGGTGCATCCGCTGCTTACTCCCTTCGTGATCTAGCGAGTAACTCTGGAAACACTACTGTAGCCCGTGTAAGACGTTCTAGTGATAATGCTGAGGCAGACTTTAAGGCTAAAGAGGTGTCCGATGGGGCACTGGTTACTTGGGTAGGTGCTGGAAACGACGGCTTTGTGGAGACTTGGTATGACCAGTCAGGTAACGGCAATGATGCTGTTCAACAGGTGTCTGGAAGTCAGCCTAAGATTGTTGATGGTGGTGTTCTTGTGAGTGGCGGGTTGGATTTTGATGGGGTTGATGATGGGCTTGCCGTTAGTGGTCAAGTTCTAACATCATCTTCGTTATATGCTGCCTCCGTGATGCAACACGCTACGGGGGTATCAACTTCTAGTGGTCAAAACGTATTTGGACAGTATCAAATAGGCGTATCGGGTAGATTTCAATTATCCGCAAATAGCTCAAGTGAATATTCCTTCTTTGCAAGTGCAACTAATTCTATTTCAGGATTTAATGCAGGAGCACTCGGAACTTCCCAGACTCTAATCTGTATCAATGGCGATGGAAGTGATGCTGAAATCTGTCGAGACGGAGATGTTGTATCCACGGACTCTTACTCTGGATTTACTCCAGCAACTGTTAATTTTACTATTGGTATTGATGCGTCAGGAGCGCGTGAGTTTAATGGTAAAATACAAGAACTCATTATCTACAACTCCGACCAGTCAGCCAACCGCGCAGCTATCGAGACTAACATCAATAATCAATACGACATTTACTAATGTACCTAATATACGAAACTGAAATAGACGCTATCGAGCGTGCTGACGAAGAAGGTAAGTACCAAGGATTCTCCTACTGGACTGAAGGCAAAGGCACACGCTGGTTGACTAAGCCAGTACCTACTGCTGACGGCAAGTGGGCATTGGATGTCTCCGAGTATGACTTGGATGACCTAGAAGAACTATCTGTTGTTGACAGCTACCTAATCCCCGACACTATCGAAGATAACATTTAACTACCCTTTACCCCTTGCTCGTTCTGTAGAGAGCTCCTTAACCCCAATCGGTTAGATTTGCGCCCAACAGAAGGAAGCCCACCGTTCGAGCAAGGGTTTATTTTATAAAGACAATATATGAATACTGAAACAGCTCAAGCACTCTACTCCAAACTGGAAGGTAAGCGATACCAATACGTAGATCGTGCTCGCCAGTGTTCCAAACTTACCCTTCCTTACATTATGACTGAGGAAGGCTTCGGCGCGCATAGCCGCCTAGAAACACCCTTTCAAGGCATTGGAGCTCGCGGAGTGAATAACCTCGCATCTAAATTACTACTAGCACTCCTTCCACCCAATGCCCCTTTCTTTCGTCTCAACGTAGACAACCACGGACTTGAACAAGAAGGTGCTCCACCAGAGTTAATCTCTGAGATTGAGAAGTCCCTCCAGCAAGTTGAAGAGTCCGTCATGGATGAGATTAGCCGTGAGACCTATCGCACTGCTCTCCATGAAGCCCTGAAGCATCTTATCATCACAGGTAATGCACTTATCTACCTTCCTGAAGAGGGTGGTATGCGCGTGTTCCATCTTGATCGTTTTACCGTGGAGCGTGACCCAATGGGTAACATTCTCTACATCTGCACCAAAGAGCAGCTATCCTATATGTCCCTCTCCCAAGAGATGAAAGACATTGCTGGTAACGCTGATGGTGAAGGAGCTGACAACGACGTCAACCTGTTCACTGCTGTTTGCCGCAAGGAGAATGGCTGGAAGGTATGGCAAGAGATCAATGGCAACCTTATCCCTGATAGTGAAGGCTTCTACCCGCTAGACAAGAACCCCTTTATCCCACTCCGCTTCTCCCGCATCGACGGTGAGGACTATGGACGAGGATACGTTGAAGAGTACCTAGGTGACCTGCAATCCCTTGAGAGCCTCCAAAGAGCTCTTGTAGAAGGCTCAGCAGCCGCCGCTAAGGTTCTCTTCCTCGTAAATCCCAACGGCACAACACGCGCTAAGACACTTGCTGAATCACCTAATGGTGCTATCGCTCAAGGCAACGCTGCTGATGTGTCCGTTCTCCAGCTCAACAAGTTCAATGACTTCCGAGTTGTCCAAGAGAGCATCGTAAAGATCGAAGAGCGTCTTGGACACGCCTTCCTGTTGACCTCAGGTGTTGTTCGTAACGCTGAGCGTGTCACTGCTGAAGAGATCCGTATGCTAGGACAAGAGCTAGAGACTGCTATCGGTGGTCTTTACTCGTTACTCTCAGTGGAACTTCAGATGCCTATGGTTAATCGCCTAATGGAAGTAATGCGCCGCAAGAAGAAGCTTCCTAAGATGCCTAAGGACATCATCAATCCTGTTATCATCACAGGCGTTGAAGCCCTTGGTCGTGGTCACGATCTACAGAAGCTAGATATGTTCCTAGCTGGTGCTGCTCAGATCGTAGGTCCTGAAGCTGTCGCTCAATACGTGAGTGTCGGAGAATACTTTAAACGTCGTGCTACATCCCTCGGTATTAAGACTGATGGGTTGGTTAAGACCGACGAACAAATGGCTCAAGAAGCCCAACAAGCCCAACAAATGCAGATGGCAGAGAAGCTAGGCCCAAGTGGTATCAAAGCTATTTCTGACCAAGCGAAAGTACAACAAGAACAAGCTCCCGTAGAGGAATAATAAACTAGAATATGGCTGACCTACAACAAGTACAGATCAATGAAGTAAACGAGGAAGAGAATATCTCCCTCGAACAACAAGCTGCTATGCAAGAAGAAGCGGCTAACCAGCGTAACCAAACGCTTGAAGCAGACCCAAAAGAGGGCAAGGAAACTATTGAAGAGCAGCTCAAAGAAGACGAAGAGCCTGCTGAAGAAGAACGCCCTGAGTGGCTCGACGAGAAGTTCGAGAGCCCCGAAGAGATGGCTAAGGCTTACAAAGCTCTTCAACAGAAGATGTCCAAGCCAAAAGCTGAGAAGAAAGAATCCGCTAAGACGGAAGAAGCTTCTGCTCCAGAGGCTACTACAGGTGCTATTGAAGATGCTCGTAATGAGTTCGCTGAGAACGGTGAGTTGTCCGACAAAGCCTTTGATTCGCTTGAGAAAGCGGGACTACCTCGTTCGTTCGTAGAGCAATACATCGCTGGTCAACAAGCTATGTCAGTACAGCAAGCTGCTACCATCCAAGAGTCTATTGGTGGTGCTGGTAACTACGAGGCTATGGCTGAGTGGGCTTCTGAGAACCTTGCTGATGGCGACCTTGATGCCTTTAACGACATCGTAGAAGGACAATCAGTAGAGCAAGCTCGTGTAGCTGTTAAAGGACTGTATGCTCAGTTCCAAGCTGCTGGTGGTAAAGGCCCTGCTCTTGTCCAAGGATCAACTTCAGGTGACGCAGGTGTAAAGCCATTCGGTTCTACAGCTCAAGTTACAGAAGCTATGCGTGATCCTCGTTATGCTAGTGATCCAGCTTATCGTGAAAACGTAGAGAAGCGGATGTCTGTTTCCTCAATCTTTTAAACCAATAAAGTAAATTAATATTATGAAAGAAATTATCTCATACCTAGTATCCAACGTAGACAGTATTCTGTTTGCTGTTTCGGCTGTCGTAGCTGCTGCTTCTGCTGTAGCTGCTCTTACTTCTACCCCTAAAGATGACTCCATCGTAGCTAAAGCTTACAAGGTTCTCGACTGGGTAGCTCTTAACGTAGGCAAAGCTAAAGACAAGTGATTACTACAATCGTTCAGTTACTAATAGCGTTCCCTAAGATCGGGGCTATGTTTCTGAAGATACGAACCGAATATGTTAAAGAACTTGCTACTCGCCGTCACAATGAGCACAGCACTCGTATTAATGAGTGGGTGCGTGACACTAAGAGAGAGCAGGATTCCTGAGTTCATCGAGGAGCTAGACCAACACGAGTTTAGCTCCTCTGAACGGGAAACCATCGGGGACATCCTCGATTATGTAAATGATCTAGAAAACATTGTTAAGTAAACTAATAGTTCTATCCCTTTTGTTGTTCGGGTGCTGCCAAGCGGACACCTCAATAACCCTTAAAGACTTCGTTAAGCTCATCCCTCAGTGGGAAGTCTACCCTGACAGTCCCTATGACGTAGTAGGTGACAACGGGGATGCTTACGGTCACTACCAGATCCACAAGGTAATGGTAGATGATTACAACCGTATTACTGGTTCTAAAGCCACTCATACGGACGCCTTTGACCCAGTGGTCGGGGAGCGTATCGCCTATGCCGTTCTGAGCCACTACGCGAAGCACATTCAAGCCTCTGGTGTTACACCTACGGCTGACCACATGCTGTTCATCTGGAATGGTGGAGGTAGTGCATGGAAGCGCGTAGAGAATCCCATCGATGACCAGAAGCAAATTAATCTTAATACCTACAGAAGTAGGGCAACCCCAATCATAACAAAGTATCTAAATGAAAAGAAAAGGCGTCAGTCTCCGCAAGGAGCATAAATCATCCAAAGGCGGTCTTACCGCTAAAGGGCGAAAGCACTACAATGCTAAGACTGGCTCCAATCTAAAAGCACCCCAGCCCGAAGGAGGCTCTCGTAAGAAATCCTTCTGCGCTCGTATGGGTGGCGTCAAAGGCCCTATGAAGGATTCTAAAGGTCGCCCCACACGTAAGGCTTTAGCCCTGCGTCGCTGGAAGTGCTAACAACCAATTTCGTTCCCAACTGCAAGTAGTAACAGCTTTGCCCTCCGAGGAGGATAACCTAGCAGTGAACCAAGTGAGTAAAGAACAACCAACTGTAGCCCCCACTCTGGGAGTTACTCTAAGTAAACTAACTCAAAAATAGAAATAATATAATGGCTAATACAAGTCCGTCCCGTTTGGGACAAGTAAACGGTTCTGGAGATGCTAATGCACTCTTCCTCAAAGTGTTCAGTGGTGAAATTCTCACTACCTTTGAAGAGCAGAACATCATGAAAGACCTGCACATGGTTCGCACCATTCAGTCTGGTAAAACAGCTCAGTTCCCTGTTACAGGTGTTGCTGACGCTAAGTACCACACTGTCGGTGAAGACATCGTGGACAGCTCTAACAGCTACCTATCAACCATCAAGCACGCTGAGCGCACCATCAACATTGATGACGTTCTGATTGCTTCGACATTCATCGCCAATATCGATGAGCTTAAGAACCACTACGACGTCCGTAGCATCTACGCTAAGGAACTCGGTAAGGCTCTTGCTAAGCGCTTCGACATCGCAACAATGAAGACTCTCTTCGCTGCTGCTGGTGGTTCGTCTCCTATCGGTGGTAATGGCGGTACAAGCATCTCTGGTGCTACTACTGACACTGCTGCTGGTCTTGTTGACTCGCTCTACGCTGTTGCTCGCTCGCTTGACGAGAAAGACGCTCCAGACGAAGGTCGTTTCGCTGTTCTGACTCCTTCTCAGTACTACACTCTCCTCACTTCAGACAACGTTGCGATCAATCGTGACACTGGTGGTGTAGGTAATGTTGCAACTGGTAAGATTGCTCAGGTCGCTGGTATCAACCTCTTCAAGAGCAACCACCTCGACAGTGTTATCAACCTTGGTGACGCTTCTGCTGTTGCTACTAACGACGGCGCTTCTAACAATGATGTGTTCGGTGCTAGTGGTGAAGGCTACAATGGTGACTTCTCCGCTCTTAGCGGCACAGCATCTGCTAAGGGATTCCTTGCAGGTACTAAGGAAGCTATCGGTACTGTTAAGTTGCTCGACTTGGCTACTGAAAGTGAGTACCAAATCCAACGCCAAGGTACATTGTTCGTTGCTAAATACGCAATGGGGCACGCACCACTCAGGCCAGAATGTGCTGTGAAGGTTCTTCCTGCATAGTAATTAACACTTAATCATTGAGCCCCTTGGGACAATCCCCTTGGGGCTCTTTTTAAACCACACAGCCCACTATATATTTGAAAGAAACTAAACAGTGCCGCATTTGCAAAGAGGACAAGCATCTCAGCAAATATCATATTCACAGCCATAAGACTGGTAAGTTACGCAGTGAGTGTAAGGACTGTAGACGTAGCAATGATCTCAAACGAACTTATGGGATTAATGCAGATCAATATAATGCCCGTCTAGAATCTCAAAAAGGTGTTTGCGCTATTTGTGGCACAGACACGCCCACAGAAAACCACGACGAAACCCGTCCACATCTTTACGTCGACCATTGTCACACTTCAGGAGCCGTTAGAGGTCTCCTCTGTAGTTCCTGCAATACTGGTCTCGGACTTTTCAAAGACAACCCTGAGCGCCTAAAAGCCGCCATTCAATATTTAACAAAGTAATAATATGCCTACT